CTGTCCATGCTGCTGTCCCTGCTGCTTGTGCTGCTGCTTTTGTTGCTTTTGCGGTTGATCGTGCTGCTTCTGCTGGTGCTTTTGCTGTTTTTGCTGTCCATGCTGCTGCTGTTTTTGCTGCTTCTGTTTTTGCTGCTGCTGCTGTTTTTGCTGTCCATGCTGCTGACCGTGCTGTTTCTGCTGCTGCTTTTGCTGCTGCTGTTTTTGCTGTCCATGCTGCTGTCCATGCTGCTGACCGTGCTGCTTCTGCTTCTTCTGCTGCTGCTTCTAAAGTCTTAGCGTTAACGCAGGATTGTATGATTTCTGAATCTACAATACCTTCCAAGACTAAAGGTAGGATTTGATTAACGACACCAAGAACTAGATGTTCAACAAAGACTTGAGAATTAAATTGGGAATCAATACTTCCTAGTTGGGCAATAGCAATCTTTCGTAAGCCTTTAGCTCTAGCCTGATTACTAGACCAAAGGGCGTCGTTGATTTCTATTTTGTAGGCTCTTACAGACTCGTGAACACAAATAGGACGATCTCCATGTTCTTGCCCTAGGCCATAACAGACGGCAGCCTCTACACACATTTGTCCCGGAAAAGGTTTCCCTAAGCCGGAACAAAGTCCTTTGTCTACGACTTCCAAAACTTTCTCTGCTTGTTCAATAGTTACCATAACAATACTCCTAGTCGCGTCATTGCGAAAACGGTAGATTTGATTTCTCAAATCTACCGCGTTAGTTTGGTAGTAGTTAGGAACCACAAGCACCCCCATGTTGGGTGCGGCCACAGGCTTTCGCTTGGGTGGCAAGCCCGTCTGATCCTCAAGGGGACGCCGGCTCGTTCGCTTTAACCTTGCTCAACTTTGGACACACAGGTTCAGTGAAAATCTGTCTCACGACGATTTTGAAAATCACTTACTAACTGGAATTACTCTGCGGCCTTGCAAGGAGTTAAATTGTCAATTTTGCAAATCAAAATCTGATTTCGCAAATCACGCCGAATCATCGGCCATAGTAGACTATACCATAAAATAGTCGGCTTGTCAACTCGTCACAAGTTATCCACAATGAGGATTCTTGCTTCTGATTTGCAAAATTGCTTTTAGGGGTTCTACGAACTCTTCCTTGGGAGTTACATAACCCCGAGGATCAAAAAACGCTTTACCATTGTAAGCAAGTGCATGGTCGGATGTAAGCACAACCGCAAGTTCAGTGTTCTCTAAATGGTTTGCAAATCTTGATTTTGAAAATTCATCTGCAAGTTCACCGTCCTTACGAGTAGGGAACGCTTGTATCTCTACAATGCGATACCCACGCTTCAACCCCGCATCTACAAACGACTGCCAATGATAGCCGAACTCATCATCCCGAAGCCCGACTTCGTGCATCAGAGTAATGACATCTTCATTAAAAGCCATAGCAAATGCGTACAAAACACAATCATGTTTCAACCGTTGGATTAACAGCTTCATCAGGAATCTCCTGAAACGAGTCAGCGACTTTAATTAGGTCAGTAGGTACTCCACAAGCAATAACATCGACCCTTGGGCCTCGACTTTTGATTGCGGAAATCAGGCTTGCAGCCTCTCGCCTACTGGTACAAAGAACAACACGGTCAAACTGTGGGGCAATGTCCAGCGTGTCGCACGCCATACGGACAGTTGGATCACCGTGTTGAACCACAACATCAATGCCTAAAAACTTGAGGGCGTCGGCAAAAGTCTTAGAGTCATGAGGAGTATATCCTACAGACTTCGCAGCTTCACCGATCAATCCCTGCAACTTGGCATAGTCAATCCGTCCTTCTCCAAATCTCTTTCGAGTGCAGAAGAATAGATTTCCCAAATCATAAACCACTAGAGTTTTCATTTTACAGGACACGCTCCTGAGACGCACTCAACTCCATCGAGTAAGTCACGTTGTCCAGCATCGCTTCTAGTCAAGGGAGTTATCATACGGCTCATTTCTTCAAATTGTGATTGAGTAATTTCCTCAAGAGGTGGCAGCTTAAAGCCATGATTCGATTTCTTGAGGAAGGAAACTGTCTTGACGGATTCATTGTAGTTTGCGTTGAGCCATTCTCTAATCTCAGGAAGTTCATCCTCATCATAGTAGATGGTTACGGACACACTATTGTCTGCCCAATTCTCTTGCAACCACTTCTGTACTTCAAGTTGTTCCACCGCAGTCACCTTGCTTGCAGGCACGGCCTCACTATGGTCAACAGGGAAGCTCACAACCAGTGTGTCTTCCTTGAGAGTACCGTCAAAATTGACATCATTCTCAACAGGATAACCCGCCAAACGTAATTGTTCAACTAACGGATCGTCAGCGGCGAAACGGATTCTACGCATGTAGTATTCCGCATAAGCCGGGTGTGCTCCCGAGACGACACCCGCAAGAAGCGAGAGTGTACCCGAGGGCTTGACCGTAGTATACTTAATTGACTCGTTGATTCCTAAAATCAAAGAGTATTCCTTATCACCTTCTTCAATGTGACGGTATACATTGTTGAAGATTTGTCGTGACCGCAAATGCGGTGCTTCTAGAAACCCCGTTACTCCGATCCCGAGCCTATGATTTCGCTTCACGACTTCATTGACTTTGGGATCACTAAACGGGTAATTGCTGATGGTCTTAGTGACCATGTACATAAGTTCAGCAACATGCTTGAACTCCTCTTCATCCGCGAGGCGGGGAAGATAAATCTCGGCAAGGTTACAAGCCTCATAGGATTCAAGAGTAATCTCTGCACAGGGGTTGCAGCCCACAGCACGCGGATCAAGCTTGTAATCGAGGCCATCTGCCAGTCTGCCGAATCGACGGGCATTGTACGGGTTGAACAAACCGAAGGGTTCACTAACTGCTTGACCCTGAGTATCTACTTGAGTGTAGTTATCCCAAAAGATATCAGGCAGTCGATCCAGTCGATCTGTCATGATTGTGTTGTTAGACATGGCTCGCCAGTTCGGGATTGAATGGCGTCCCCATGCTTTTGAATTATGAAAATCATAATCGCCAATATCACCTAGGGCAATCTGTGCTGACCTACGGACATTACCTGCGACAACAATGGAGCCAATGATGTTCATAATATCGAGTGCGTCGATAGGTCGCAGCTTTTCCTCATAACGGCGATCTAGGATTTGGCAAATCTGAGTAATTCCTTTGACGAGAGCTTCTGGTCCACTAGCAATCCCACCAAATCCACTAATTGGCTCACCCTTTGGGCGAATCGCTTTGACTGAGTAAGTGAAACTCTTACCAGTGTAGTAGTAACTCTTGAGGACATTCTTGAGTAACTGGACCCATCCTTCACGATTATCAGGAACAATAAAGTCAACGTCATTACCATCAACCAAAGTGATAGTAGGGTTATACGCCACTTTAGGAATCGAGTAGACCTGCTCCGGGGTAATGTTGAAGCCAACGCCGCCTCCTAGCATAAGCTGGTTGAAGGTGAAGATGAAAGGATTGATCGGTTCATTAACAGCAACACACCAACAGTTTTGTAGAGAATCTGCCCCATAGTTACGCACGGTGTCAGTACCCAACTGCCATAAGGCACGACCACTAAAGCTACATTTCAGATTAAAGACTGCATCATACAAATCCTCAATCTGCTCCTGAGTGATAACCATCTTAAGGTCTACAACCAGTGACTTACAACAGCGGAAAATGGTCTGCCACCATTCTTCGGTGGGGCCGCCTTCATACAACTTGCGGGCATATGTTCGTTTGTAGACAACATAACCTACTGGTCCCCACGGTACATCACGATCTTCATAGGTTTCTACAAACGACCAGTCGATTTCGGAAATCGGATTCATTGTTACTTCTTTCGGTTCTTGGGTGTTAGGGTACACGCCTTGTTTGGCTAGGTGGTCAGGTCGCATAGATAGGTTAATGTCCATGTAGTTTTCTAAACTCTCTGAGGTATTCGTGCCAGTTGCCCTCTTTGAACAACTTCTTATATTCTTCATCTGTCGCAGCCGTCATGACATAGACGGGACAGCCATTCGCATTCAATTTAGGGAAAGTCTCTAATTGGGCTGGAGTGAAAATGTCTCCTTTTCGAGTAGGGTCTTTCACTTCGATTAGCCGAATCAGATTGGCTCCACTCATTTTACAACACGCAAACAGGTCAGGCATACCAGCCTGAAAAGTTGAACCATGTAAGCGTCGAACATACCAATCTCTTACTTTTAAGTAGTCGATAATGGCTTGTTCAATAACAGACTCTGGCCCTTGGACACTACGCCCTCTCCGATTGGTTTTCTTGGGGTTCATATTTTTCTGCCAGTTTGATAGCTGCATCCCCAGCTTTAGGGTTCCCATCACGCATTTCTAAAACTGCTTATGATTCTTGATTAACTCCTGCACAGAGTCTATACAGGTTACATGTACGCTGATTGCATCACTTGACATCTAAATGTCTCTGATCATAAATGTTTCCATTTCGATAATAATGCCATACATATACACCTGTCATCAACCCGATCCGACCACCTTGGTTTTTCACTCTGTTACCAAAGTCGGTATCCACATATAATATGCCTTCTTCCTTAAAAGGCCCATAATGCTTCCAAGACTCACAGCTTAATAGAAGCAACATACCACTCGGTGTGTATTCTTCATCGGTGACATCAACAATCATATCACCGTGTTGCTTGGCTAAATCTGCTGCGATTGTGGTGTGAGCATTTGCAGGTTCTACATTCCAAAATCGTTTATTAATAGTTTGGAAATCACGAGCAACTCTGTTGGTATAACAAGTTAGTAAATCAAAACCACGGTCCACGCAGTTAGCAATTATGTCACCATATCGCGGGTATGGGAACCAAGTATCTCTATCCGTGAAGCATACATGATCGCCGGGTTTAAGACCACTACAAACATCGTTGTAGTATTTCCCTAAGTTACCTCCAACATGGTATGGGGTATGGTAATAAATCATCGCTCATCCATTTCTGAAAATCGTAAATTTTGAAAATGCCAAAGGCTCATACATCGAGGATACGTCTCATACTTTGCTTCATAGCTATTCTGACCCGGCCCTCGCCGACATTTTTCAGCTATGGAATCTAACCCTCGAACAGGGTAGTGCTTTACAAAAGCCACTTGGAATAATCCGGGGTGATAAGTTAGTGGCTCTCTACCAATTGTACCCATCGTGGTGGCTCTGCTTCCGTCTGCTCCCGCATGTACAGATTTCAGAAGCAAACCTTTCTGAACAAAAGCCTTAGGGTTCATGTTGATTGGGTTGTCGAAATGAGCATGTAAATGCAATTCTTTAACACTGTCAATATGCTCGACTTTTCCGCACCCATAATTCAAACGAGCCAGAAGTAGATTTTGAAAATCAGTAAAGTTTTCTAACAACTCACTTACGACACGATGTTTCTTCAAACAAAGAAACTCATCAATATCTATGAACAAAGTCCAATCACTTTGGAAGTTAGCAGCAAAGTGATTGTATGCTCGCAACTGTTTACCTTGTCGATCATCCTTCCAAGGAATAATCCGAACCGGCCCGTCAGCCGTAATAGGAACAGCAGAGTTGTTATCATAAATAAAGATTTCATCAAATCCTAAATCAAGATGGTGGGCTACCCACTCCCCAATCCATCTATCTTCATTCTTTGCCATAGCACAAATCGTGGTTTTCATCCATACCTTTCTAGAATAGTCATCAATCTCTTATGGTATACCTTGGCTAGTTTCAAGGCTTTGGTTGAGTTCATATTGTCGCGTCGTTCTATAGACTTGGCAACGGCAGCAGGGTCACGGAAGTTACAAACCAAGTGGACATCTTCAAGGTGGGGTGCATACAAGTCATAAGTAAGAATAGTACGAGGGTCTTTCCACCCCCATAAAGGTCTTTTATGTTTTGTAATGATTTCTTGAATGACATTATCTATCCCTCTGATTCGCAAAATCTTTTCAAACGGTGGTGGATTCATCCATGAACCGCCAACCTCTTTCAATATCCAGCGATTTAATGCTACAAAATCTTGACACTCAAAATGTCCGTGTGGTTGGTCTTTTGTCTTACCTAACCAACCTGTTCCATGATTCAGTCTACCCATGTAGACACCTGCTTCATGTAGACCTTTTGCAGTCAGACTTGTTGCCGAGCGGTGCATCCCTAAAACCACAAAGCATTTACTCATTTTACCTTTCTCACAATCACTTGCTTGCCGATTTCTAAAATCTCAAGGAAGGGTCGAAAACATGCCCCAAAACCATCAATCGCTATCTTGGGTTTCGTATACGCGGGCTTATTCTTTACTCCCCAAAGATAATCATCCCAAATCATATACCCACCAACTTTGAGTTTAGTCCAGCATAGGCAGGAATCTACCAAAACAGCGGCAGCACCATGAGCACCATCAATATAGATCATATCAAATTGCTGGTCTAACTTCTGAATTGCAGAAGCAGACGGTTCAGATATATGAGTTAATTTATCGGCAAAAGGTGCTGTATTCTTTTTGAATAACTCTGCTGCTCTATCTAACCTCTCTGCAACACTAGGTACGCCCAATCCTGTTTCCTCATACTTATGAGGGTCGATACAAACCAATGTACTATCAGGGTGTGTAAGGATATTCTCCAAAGTCCAAACAGCCGAACGTCCTTCAAAACTCCCAATCTCTAAGGCTTGAACTGGCTTTCCGATTAGAGGAGCTAGAATCCTCGACCAATTCTTTTGGTGGTTGAGATGCCACTTAGTTGTGTAAGTCATTTTTGTTCCTCATGGATGAGACATTGTAGGAGCTTGATCGCTTCTATCGGTTTGTTGTTCTTGATTTCCAGAATCGCTCTCTCCCGATAATAGTCCGGGTTTCGCACTTCTGTCATTATCCGATCCTGCACTGACTTTTTGGGTTGCAGCACGCAGAGCCGAGTAATCTCGCGAGACTTGGTTAATGATAATGGTCGTTTGCTTGAGCTGGTGGGTAATGATTTTGACATCTTCACGCAGTTCCTGTATTACGGTGTCTTGAGCAATTCGTTCTCGTTCCCATACTCTAATCTGAGCTTTCAATGAAACAATATCTTGTTTTAATCCCACAGCTAACCTCCGGGGTAAAAGAGTTCACCATCAATCCTAATCGGGTCAGCGTCAATAACTCCACTGATTTCACAAATTTCAATACCGGCTGCTTGTAAGGCAGCATCTGATTCAGCAATAGTATCTACCCAATGAGGAAACTCTGTTGAAACTGATACCATAAGGTCTTCATGTCTCACAAGTTTCCCGATCCCCGCAGCAATGATCACGGACGCACAATGACGACACGCGGACCACGGAGCATAAAGTGTACCACGATCTGTCCTTTCTCCAACGGAAGCAGCATTGATGACCGTACTCAATTCTGCGTGAACGGTTATTGCATGACGATACTTCTTGCTTCTTAAGTAGCGTTGTGTATCGAACTCACCAAACGGGGCATTGAACCCACGGACAATAGCACCTGATTGAGCAAATAGAACTGCCCCGACCTGTGTTCTAGGGTCAGGACTTTTCTTCGCTGCTAGGTACGCTAGACCTAAGATTTCTTTTGCGTCCATATTTCTTGTTCTTTCTAAGGATATTTGGTCGTTGTGACCATGTAGACTTCACAGCCTTACTGAACCTATTCAGAGTTTTCTGATGTTCATTATCGGGATCAAAGTCCAATAATCTTGCCCAAGCATCTGGAGGCAATTCTCCATAGCATTTGTCATAGGCTTTGATTTTCGGAATCAAGTCCGTATCAATCCATGCTGCTGCATCAATCATGACGGCAATTTTTACATTGTCTTCTGTTGATCTATCGCGTTGATTAATATGGCTTTGCCGAACTCCACACTCAAGTAGTTTTGGTTCCAGTCCCTCGACTCTCGCCATTAGCATTGTCCACGCTTTGCTTTGTTCGGATTGCATCAATTAGTTCCTGTTTCATTTTGGTTGAATAGTAAGGGATATGATATTTACTGGCTACTAAACGTAGCTCACGGATACTCAAGTCATCCAACTGCTTCTCTAGTTGCTTGAAGATTAGGTCATCAATCGTTCGAGTATCTGCGTTGTTGGCAGCTTCTAAAACCAATTTACGATCTACTTCATTCAATTTTTCAAAAGCAAGTTTGAATTCTTTTGACTCTACGGCATAGAGTAGTCTCCGGTGTGCCGCAACTCTGTTGCGTTGGGAAATCAGAAGTTCTTTATAGCTCATTTCTCAGCCCAATTTTTCATCCTGTTGGACCATTCGATCTTGATAAGAGGTATCTTATCCTTAAACGATTCTACTGCCCCGTTCACCGCCTGAGCAACTTTGTCAGGACATTTGTTGGGACACATAACTTCGTCGTGTACATTCATAGGAACAACCAGCCACTCATGAATACCTGATGGCTGGATTTTCCAAATCTCATTCTGTGTGTATTTCGTTACTGTTGCACCGGGCGATTGGATTTCATGGTTGGCTGCCGCCCGCATGTTGGCTGCTTGAATCTGAAATGCGGCACCGAACATTGCGGACATAACTGCCCCCGCTGCTGTCTGAATGCGGTCATCCCGACGGCGAACTTTGATCTTAATGTCCTTCCATTCTTTTGGAGGGCTTTGTGCAAGGTCAAAGAGAGCTTTACAAATTTGATTTTCCAAATCAAAGTATCGGCGAAATCCAAACATTGATTCAACATAGCTTTGAGGTTCATTCCAAACTACCCTACTTCCGATGCCACCCGGCTGTCTCATTGAACAGAAGGCATCATAGATTTTAGCTCTAGCAATCGCAACACCTTTGAACCGACGTTGGAATCCTTGGTATGCAGCAAGAGCAACTTCTTCTTCGATACCTTGTTTGTTGACCAACGTTGAGTGGTCACCACCATAGATCATCGAGAAGACGCCAGCTTTACCGTGTCCATACATATCATGTTCGGTTCCTTTAGACCGAACAATCATTGCATAACTAAGGTCCGGGTACATCTGTTCAGCAAACAACGCGTGGATTTTGGGAATAAATCGTTTCTTCCCACCACAAACAATACACTTCATTTCACCAGTCTTTTCATCTGGTTCTATGATTTCACAATCACAATCTACGGGAGTAGAGATTGTCCGTCGTAGTTCGGCATCATCATATACTGCATCCGCGATAGTAACCTCAAAAGCATCAAAGTCACCACCAGAAAGGGTAAACCCGTCATCAGCCAAAGTAAAGCAACGGCGGACGGTCTTGTCAGATTTAATGCCTTGCGGATTGAGTCCGTCACTACCGGCCATACGGCTGGACAAAGTACCGATAACAATAAAACTAGCATGGAACCGACCAGCAAGAATAATTTTGTCATACAGTTCGACTTCCTTCTTAGCGAACCGTGCTGCCAAAACTTGTCGAGCAGCCACAGCAGCAGGGTGAAGGCGGTAGCCTTTGATTGGGTGACCCTCTTTGGTATCACCTTCCCAATCAGCAATCTGCTCAAGAACCACACGTTTTGTGGTGTAGTTTCCTTCTCTATCTTTGAGAGCCATTAGCTCGATTTCTTCCAAGTGTGGAGTAATCCACGCCAATGCTCGTTTCGGGTCTTTAGGAGCCAAAAGTGATTTACGCTCAGCTTCTGCTCTAAGACCTTTGATTTCGGGAATCGAAACTGCATACCCTCGCCATCTAACCGCACCAACCATACATGCGAGTTCGGAGTCTACATCACCTGCCTCTGGCTTGTCCCAATGGTGATAGAGACCTCGCGTATAGGTAACGTCATCCTCGGCATATTCACGCCCTCTTGGGTTGTGTGCCCAAAATTGAATGTGTGCTTTGATAACATCAGGCCATGCAAACTTCCAATCATCAGGCGTACCGATTGCTAAAGCAAAAGGAGCCCACCCATGTTCCTTTGGCATAAGATGCTTCGGAACTCCGGCGTCACCGAATTTAAGCGTAGTCTTCTTGGCGACACCAGTGTGTTCTGCAAGAATCTTAAGTCCAGACTTAGGGTGGAACTTGAGTACCAAATCTTTGAAATTCGGGTCGTCCTGTCCCTGCCTTTGCCTGTCTTTGATACGCCATTTGGGTGCGTATTTATCTTTTCTCCTCGCAAAGAGAATATCATCGAAAGTAATCTTTTCTTCTAGTGTAGCCTGTAAGGGCATCGCTAGAGTGGTTGGGATTTTGCGAATCACAATTGCTTTGCGACTCATCAATGCTTGATACGGACCCTTCCTCGCGTAAAGCATCAAGTCCAAGGCAGCCTTAGGCTTGAGGCACGGCCCTAAGCGGGCAGAAGGTTCCAGCAAAGCGATTTTCAAAATGTTTTCTTCGGGAATATCATCCCGATCCAACATTGTCCAGATTGTGTAAATCTTGGATAAGTGAAAATGGTCAAATGCTAGGTTAAAACCACAGACCTCACGATCCATGATGTATTCAATCAAATCCATTGTTTCGCCTACCGGCTCTTTCCAAATGTTCCACAAATGGATAGGGCCGTCGTCTTCTGCCCATTGGAGAAGAACGGCTAGTCCATGCAAACCGCATGTTTCAGTGTCATAGAAAATCATTTAGGACATACTCAAGGTTTGAATATTTCAACGAACCAACTGATTATCAGTTGGCAGGAACTTACCTGTCAATTTCACCATAGGATTAGCCTGTTCATCCTTACCGTGATACTTGCAAGTAAAGTCCATTTGCAAAATCATCATTGAAACGCATAAAGAGTTGGGCCTCCATTCTGGTGGTAGTTAAATCTGAGTTTAATACTCGTTAGGCGTGGTGATGTTGGTTTCCACTACAACTTCATAGTCATGCTTGTAGACAACTTCTGCTGTAGGGTCTGCGAGCTTAGCATTGATTGCTTCCTGTGAAGCCTCTCGTTCTTGAACATGTTGACTCATCACTGAACCGTTCACAATCACTTTGAAGTAACCTTGTCCGAGAGCGCGAAGATTGATATCCATTGTTTCTTCCTTAGTTGAAGTTTCGTATTTGAAATCAGGGTACGGGTCTGTCGGGATTACGTCCGGCAGACGTTGAGCCATTAACCATTCTACATTTCCAAAATCACCCCATACTCTTTTAGAGGTGCCACCGTGGCTACTGGGATACTCGCGATAGATGACTTGGCGACCTAAGTCCCGAGCTAGTTTCTCGTATGCCATACTGCCAAATCGCATACCGTCACTCGATCCTGCACCAATCAAAACACCAGTGTGCATGTTTTGCGAAATCTCACGCTTGAGCCTGTTCTTGTAACTCAAGCCATTCGGGATATCGAAAGGTGTGTCCCAATTAGGGTGATTTTCAATATCATTATAGGCGTTCCCAATAGGCCATCCTGCACACGGAACGACTGCTGCCCAAATATCTCTTTGAGCTTTTAAGGCTTCAAAGCATAATTTGGCCCCGCCCGAGAATCCAGTGAGATACAATCTCTTAGGATCAATGTCAGGGTATTCCACTAACAACTTAGTGACTAGCAAACGCAACCCGACCATTCCATAAGTCCCAACACCATAGTATTGGTTCCATCCTGAATGGTAAGGATACGGATATTCCGGGTTCAAAGAACCATCAAAGCCACTTGTCGGCACTTGATAAGTACAATAGAACGCCGGGAAATCAGTATACGTTTTGTAATCTTTTCGTAGAATACACGCAGGGTCAACTTGGGTTAGGATAGCACCATCATCGCCCAACTCACCTGACCCACCAACCGAAACGATCAACGGATACTTCCGATCAATCTCTTGGTTAGGAGGAGTGGAAAGATAGTATCTAGCTCGACCACCCATGAAGTCAACTTGTTGGATAGGCCTTTCAGCCAACCACGACGTTGGGCCTTCGTAGTAAGTATGGTTGATTTCGGAAATCCGAGCATCCTTACCAGCTTCATACATCCACCAGTTCCAATCCCGGTTCCCGTACCTAGCCTCAAACTCCAAGGTGTGAGTACCGGGAGCCAACGTCCAGCCAAAACTGTTGTAGGATTGGGCTAACATATTATCTACGTCATCACGAGAATAATATCCCATCCGAACCTTCAAAGGTTCAGAGCCTTCGATTTTCAAAATCACTTTGTGGTGATGTTGTTCAAGACCGTTAATCCCATAAGCAGGACTGACCATATACGTCTGATCAGGAAACGCACCGCCTAAAACCCGCTCGGTGAATAGAGCAGGATTACGGTTGTAAGTTGTTCGAGCATAATCCATAGGGGTTCTCCAAGGACAGTTCTGACATCCTAAATTACAACAATACCCACGAGCTTTTAAGACAGGTTTAATCATACCATTCAGGTCTTTTGATGTCCGTTTCGTGGTACTGTTCTAGGTAATCAAACAGTTGTTCATCTGTCTGTTCACCAATCACCCAAGCCAAGACCTTTGTTGCTGGAGTCGTGCCGAGATTATCGACAAGGTGGTGCAGCAAGTCTTTGACGTCTTTCTTGGTTCGGTCTTTCTTTGCGTGCTTGTTAGGCTTCTTACGCATGGTGGTGTGGTCGATCTTCTCACCAGTAGCCTTAGCCCGTTTGATTTTCTTGACAGCCTCGTACATGTCTTCATGTCTCGGGAGGCCAGCAATCTTCTTAACGTGGTACTGAGTGATTGTACCCGCCGCAGCTTCTTCTTGAATCGGGGCAGGCAGTTCCAGCAACGCATAACGAACTTGGACCCAACCACGACTCTGACCCAACTCAGTACCAACAGCTTCCTGTGTCATACCGAGTCGTTTCAGATTTGCCAAAGCCTTAGCTTCCTGCATGAGGTCAAGGTCTTGACGCTTCACGTTTTCAGCAAGGTTAATAATCAACGCATCTTTCTGCGACATCTTATCTTTGATGTTCGCAGGAATCATTGGAAGATTCAAAATCTTGTGAGCATATGTCCGGCGGAAACCGGCGATCAGATCGTAGTCATAGCCTTCTCGTTCGGAAGATTTGACCACAACGGGTTGGTGTAAACCGTTTTCTTTAATGTCTTTCGCAAGACTTTCTACATCAAGTGGAGTCAATGTTCCGCGACAGTTGAACTCGTCGTCGATGTAGATTTTGGAAATCGGAATATCTCGAACATTCATTTTTGTAGGGGCTTCGTTCATCGGTAAATTGCCTTCATATTCTGTTGGAGCTTGTCCATAAAAGTATCTACAATGTCTTGTGACTTGTAGTTTTCGCCATCTTTGACGACAAATCTCATTCTAGAAACTGCACGTTTTTGTTTGAGCATGTACTCAATCTTGATTTCGTAAATCGCAACCATACGATCTATTTCAAACTTGTCATAATCCAGAATCAGGAAGATTTGATTCTTAGGGTTTAACTTTCGGAGTTCTCTAAGAGCTTCCATTAAAACAGGGATATTCATTACTCTCCTCGAATCTCTTTGGAGACGGCTTCCGCAGCATCAGCTACGGGTTTGTTACAGTAAGGTCAGCAGCTATCTTAGCCAAATCAGTTGCTACGCCTAACATGGTTAATCCTTAAAGAAAATGGCATTGATCCAAGCATAACTTTCCCAACATTATGCCAATAAGCATCCACGAAAACATTTTCCATTTCAAATCAGGTTTTCCTTTCTATGTATTTCACCAGATACTTATTCAAGAGTATGCTCCAGTAGTTCGACCACCCTCGATCCCCTTATCGAGTGCCTCTTGGAGTTCACCAAGAGTGATGTCTTGAAGCTCTCGCTTCTTCATCAGGTTGTTGTAAACGTGCTCATCTGATTCTAGGTGAAAAATATCATAGATAGTTGCACCACGATTAGTGTCCATGCCAGCACGGTGAATACGATCCTCTGCCTGCATCCGGTCCTCACCGCTAAAGCTATTGCTAAAGAAAAGTATACTAGGGCTGGCAGTAAGAGTAAGACCCATACCACCTGACTTAGGGTGAGCAATGAAGCAAATCTTAGGGAACCTATTACCATCTTGGAACTCCTGTATCATTTCCATCTGGCTGATTTTGGGAATCAGGTTTCCCTTCTCATCAAACATTCTCCACTTACTCTGTCGAATGAAGATGGTTGCCCATCCTTCGGATTGAGCGATTGATTGTATGCGGTCCAGAGTTCCTGTAAATCCTCCGAAGACAACGAAACGCCCAACCTCATCATGCTTTCCAAGCAGGTCACGTAATACTCCATCTTTTGGCGAACCAGCTTCATGAGTCGTTCGTTTATAACGCGGCTTCTCTCCGCTTCCTCCGCAGTCAGGGCAGATAACTGAAACTTCTCCCTGTTTAATTTCACAGTCACCGTTGCAGGTGTCGCAGATGACTTTTCCAGTTTCTTTGGTTTCATACTGGAAACCATCGGAAAGCTCTCGGAGCCGGATAAGGGCAGAAATGGCCGTAGGAGAGGATTTGGGGATGAGCTTTGCAGCCCGTATAGTTGCTGGAGCAGGGGGACATCGGATGATTTCATATTGTTTCTCCGGCAAGTCCAAGCAGTCTTTCTTGAACTTGATAACAACTAAACCCTTCAACCTGCGATACAATCGCTCCACTTCATTCGGTGTTGACTCATACGTCAGACAACCTTCATCCAGCATTACGCCCTGATTTTTACAATCAGATTGGTCAGTCACACCACATGTAGCACAACGACCTTCACAATCTTTCCACGCCACACGATGCGGATATTTACCCCCGGTTGTGGGGTTTTCTTTCTCTTGAATAATTGCCAAGGTCTTAGTAAACTCATGGATGTTTCCTTCCTTAAGAAAACCGGGACAAGCAATTTCAGCCTGATGCCACCAGTCAACAGGTGACTTAGGAGCAGGCGTACCAGTCATCAAAAGAATATATCCTTCATCTTTCCAATCTTCCCGTACCCCGTCCGCTAGAGCCATGATCGCTTGGGATCGGGCAGCGGTCGGTGTCTTTACTCGGGAGCTTTCGTCAATCACCGCAAACTGTGGAGCCTTTTTACCAACAGGCCATTCGTTGTTCAGCTTCTTATACTCTTCATAGGTCATGAAGTTAGGTCTGCCCTTGACACCCCACTTATCAAACTCAAGTTGGACGGACACAAGAGCGGATCGTGGAGCAATGAAGAATACGGTGTCTTCGTTGATTTCGGAAACCACGGATTCAATGGCAGCAATAGCAGCGAGAGTTTTCCCTGTTCCCATCTCACAGGCCCAAATACCTGATCGTACTGAGAGAATATGGGAAGCCATTTCAGTTTGGTGCGAGTAGAGGTTTCGCTCAAACTCGATTTGCGAAATCTCTTTGTCGTATCTTTCATAAGGGTTGTTCCCCATCAGATAGTCAAGCTGGAACAAGTTGCGAGCGTTAATAGGAATAGACCAAACATTGTCAGGAATACCAGCAAGATTGTGGAAACTATCGTATTTCTTGGAGTGCCATTTCCGCCCTTGCATGTTTCGGATTTCAATTGTGATGGCCTTGTTGAATTTGTACTTGAAGTAAATCCGCTTCTGGTCTTTATGCCAGAATAGACGGATAGGCATTAAGTATTTGCCTACTCGGAATTTGGTATCGAAAACGTCAATCATAATTTAATCTCTTGGTTTGATAATGTAGGTTCGGTCGTCCAGCTTGATGAAAGTTGTGCATTTCTTCCAGAGCTTCCCAAAGCCCTTCTCATCAAATCTCACTTGGATGGCGTCACCTAAAAGTCTAGTGTCCACGTTCCGTTCTTTGGTCGTCATTCTTATTGTTGTATCCAGCCATTGTCTTATTGTTCCAGAAACCAATGCCAAAACTTCATCTGTGTTGATTTTGCGAATCACAATATGCAATTTACTACACCCAACCAAATCGACAAACGGTTCAAGCTCGCACTGAATAAGCATGGTTCCAAAAACATGATCCAATTCATCACCACTCTCATACCCTCTAAAGGCTTCCGCAACCTTGATGATCTTCTCATGATCCGTCAATTTGTTCGGTACGTCTCTCAGCGGGTTCCTCGTCTCGATGTTGTCCAGAGCTTGACTCAGGCTCTCCATGTTGTACTGACTGATTCCTACAATCAAAGTGTTCATGGAACGCCTCATTCTTTATCGTGCGTATAACGCCGGTTGGGTCTAAGTAGAGCCAGTTACTTGCTCCTGTCTCAATTTCTAGGCCGTGCTCATTAACGAAAATAACTCCGCTCTGACGGGTCAGACGGAGTTTGCCAAGGTCATGTCGGTTTAGTATCCACTCTGGCAAGGTGCTACGCCTATTAAGCATACGCTCCGCCAAATCAGATACTCGAATGGCCTGTATCGAATTGTCTTTGTATAAATACATTGAAACCACAAGACAAGAGTTATCTTATCTTGTGGGAAAAGTCGGCGTCCCCGAGTGAGAACGCCGACCACCCTATCCAACCGCAGGAACCACCTGCAAAGGGTAACGAGGGGGAGGCATCCCTCGCTACCCGGTCAGGCCTAAGCCTGATTTTCCAAATCAACGTTCGCGAGTACCTTCTTCTTTGACGACTTCGGGAGTGTCTCCATCAGGAGCAGCACGGAACTTCGTGAGTGCATCCTTGAGTTCGACATCATTAGGCGGCGTCATTGGTGTGGGACATTCGACAAAGACAGGAACGTGCCAAGAACCCTTGTTGTTTTTAGCCAGCTTCGTCTTACAGGTGACGGCTTGCCCAAGCATCTCGGCCAGCCTAGGGCCGAGCTTCTTCTGAGAAGTCGAACACATGTAAAGTGTTGCAAACTTCTTTTGATCCTTGAGGTACACAAGGAACTCAGGTCCGCTCAGACAATCGCTGTTCTGCACGCCGGACCGGGTTTTGATTTCCGCAAACAGTTCTGACGTATGATCGGTTGTAGAAATGATGTTTGTTCGATCACTATAGTCGAGAGCTTTAGGTTGCCAAGTCACCGGGATGATGTCGATTTCCTTGCCCAAGTCGTCGATCGAATCGCCGTTCTTGAGGAAGTATGCACCCATCTGCACCTGACCTTCCTTAACCGGGTCAGACGATGCTCCGCCGACCTTGAGTTGAGGAAGGAAGGACGATGCAGCAACTGCATCCATCGCATCCATTTGTGGGACCAAAGCACCATCAAGCTCATTTACCTTAATCAGTTGATTACCAGACATTTTATGTTTCCTGTTGTTGATTTCCAAAATCCACGATTAGCCATTCCATTCCAGATTTGAGGGAATCCAGAATCGGTCGCGTCGGTGTACTGCCGACGCGACCGGGATCGAGGCCTGTAGCGGGCAGAGGGTTCGCGATTGAACCCTCCGGCCCGGATACGATTAGCTGGCAGCAGCCTGCTTAGCTTCGAGCTTCGCACGCTCGTCCGCAGCTTCCTTTTCCTTCTGCTCAAGCCGTTCAATCTTCCGCTTCTCAGCGGCTTCTTGCTTGGTGGCTTCCCGTTCATGCCACTTGGCTTCCTGTTCCTTAACAGAAGCCTCGTCAAGATTGACGCAGTAGTTGAGCATGAAGACGGCGGCTTCCAAAGGATCACTGATTTCGGAAATCAGTTCCCGAACGGCTGCCTGATTGTCCAGCAGCGGTTCGATTTCCTTCATCTTGCGGAGCTTAGCCGACGGGGTGAACTTACGTTCTTCCGGCTTCTCACCGCTGTTCTTGGCCTTGCGAATCTCATCAAGACGTTCCTTGATGATAGGACCGAACTCGCTAGGAGTCGCGGTCATCGCCTGATCCACGAACGACACCTGTTCTTCAACAGGCAGCTTCGAGAGATATTGGGCGTTCGACAAGGTAATCTTGTTGCTATCGACAAGCGGCTGGATATCTTCATGCAGCTTGAGCAACGACAGACGGTTGTTGATGAACGTAGTGGACACGCCAAGATCGCGAGCCAGATTGTCCAAGGTCAGCGTAGGCTTGAGGGAAATCATGGCCTGTAGCTGTTTGGTGTATTGGATCGGTGTGGTGTGAACACGGTGGAAGTTCATCATCAACTGAGTTGCAAGAACAGTTTCCTTGTCCATGTCCTTGACAACGGCGTTGATTGACTCAAGGCCGAGGTCTTTACACGCATTGAAACGCTGCGTGCCGTCGATGATTTCAAACTTCTCGGAACCATCTTCGGTTTTAAGAGGTCGAACAAGGATTGCTCCGTCAAAACCTTTGGAGCGGATTGATTCGACAATCCCGAGATACTGCTCTGAGGTCTTCTGAGCAGGTCGAAGGGCAACAGAGCCTTCTTCGATTTGCGAAAGCGGGATGTTCTTAAGAGTGCCTTCTTCTGACATTTTTTGTTTCCTTTTGATTTCTAAAATCAAGTTGGTTTCGGTGGTTACAATTTTCAATTCTGCAAATCAAAATCAATACTGGATTCCCTCATAACATAATAGTACCGAATCAGAATAAATGCTGTAAGAATTATTCAATTATTACATTATGGTACTATATTAGATTGTATAGGGCATTTTATATTGTGTGTTTGCTTATGTATCCTAAGTTATTGATTTAATATCATAATTTCTTAATTGGTACTATTATATTATAGATTCTGCTTTGCAAAATTAGAAAAGAAAACACATGCGTCCACTAACCGTCAGTCAAATATCTGATTTTGGAGATCGACTTGTTATACACTATGAAGGGACTGATCCTACTGAACATCAAAATATCGTTTTAGCTGTGGGTGATGCTTTTGCATCTGAACCCGAAGCAGCTTTCAAATTCGCAACCGGAATTATGGAGTGGTTAAATAGTGCCAAATCCAAACAAGACTGAGGCGATCGGCAGATTGCTTGCAGCCAAAACCCATTCTGATTTGGCAAATCTATATCACAAAGGTATGGAATGTCAAGTCCTAGTGGCACAGGACGCAGGCGAGCGTGTCGCGAATGAAAAGTTCGTGTCGTATACGGATGGCGTTTCTAAATGGTGGAACTTTCGTATCCCCAAGAACGCTGCCAGCGATCCCGTCGATAATGACGGGGAATTAAAATTTGATTTGGAAAAGCATGTTGAGGGAATTGGCCTCACTGGTTGGAATTGGCAAAAGCGAGCATCTATGTGGGTAGCTTTTGACTTCGACGCCATCATGGGTCACTCCGATCAACACTCCGCCAAACTTTCATCCGAAGAACTCAAGGCCGTTCGTGATGCCGCCTGCAACATTCCTTGGGTTACAGTTCGCAAATCAACAGGCGGAGCAGGGTTACACCTTTATGTATTCTTTGAAGAACCCGTTCCTACTGATAACCACACTGAACACGCTGCTCTCGCAAGAGCCGTGCTCGGGAAAATGTCAGCCGAGAGCGGTCTGGATTTTGAGTCCAGAGTCGATATCTGTGGTGGAAATATGTGGGTGTGGCACCGTAAGATACGTGGGGAAGGATTGGTCTGTGTTAAAGAAGGGTCTAGACTTGATCGAATTCCTCTCAACTGGCAAGACCACCTAAGCGTCATCCGACGCAAGGCTACTCGTAATACACCCAAGTATATCGAACCTTCGCATAGTTCCTTGTTCGATGAACTGTGTGGTCAGATGGATCATATCCAGATTGAAGAAGTCCATAAAGAATTGTTTGGATTTCTAGAATCAAGAAATGCTTTCCATTGGTGGGATGCTGATAGGCATATGTTGGTCTGCCACACTTATGATCTTAAGATGGCTCACCAGCAAATGAACATGCGAGGCGTCTTCGACACTATCTCAAAAGGTAGTGAACACGGCTCTGACCAAAACTGTTTTGCATTCCCCTTACGTGGGGGCGGGTGGATATGCAGACGACACACGCGAGGCGTTTCGGAGAGTGCAAACTGGATTCAAGATGAATCAGGTTGGACTCGTACTTACCTGAACAAAGAACCCGATTTGATGACAGTGTGTCGTTATCTCGGAGCAGCTTTAGGTAAGGATGGTCGCTATGAATTTCAAGATGGTGAATCAGCACAAAAGGCTATTGAATATCTAGGTGTCAAGGTTGAAGTTCCTACTCGCTTCCGAGCCGGTAGGTTATGCTATCTCTCCGAAGGTAAGAATGGCAATCTGATTTTCCAAATCGAAAAGACTCCATCAGATACAACTGAGAAACTGGAAGGTTTCACTAAAGGTGAGAAGAAGTGGTTTACTTATGTCTCACAAGTGCAAGCTAACAAAGATACTCAGGATGAAATTGCTTTTGGTCAGGATGATAAGATTCGCCACGTTATCGCTGTAACAGGTGATGACCAAGGTTGGTTCTTGAAGAATAGTCTAGGGCTATGGGCACAAGAACCCCTAACCCATATCAGGGCTTATCTGCAAGGTGTTGAAGATATGAACAATAGCAACGTGAGCAAGATCGTAGGATCGTGTATCAACCGTTGCTGGAAGTTGGTCAACAAACCGTTCCAACCTGAGTTCCCCGGTGACCGAGAATGGAATAAAGATTCTGCAAAGCTAGCAATGGCTCCCACCGAAGGTGATGGGCCTTTCAACTGTCCAACATGGCAGAGAATCTTTGAACACTTAGGAGTGAATCTCAATGAAGCAGTTGCGACGAATACATGGTGCAAACGGAACGGCGTTATTAACGGAGCACACTATCTTAAGTTGTGGGTCGCGTCGTTATTCCAATTCCCTCTTAAGCCCTTACCGTATCTATTCTTTTACTCTCCAGAGCAAAATACAGGCAAATCCATTTTTCATGAAGCTTTGGATTTACTAATGACCAAAGGGGTTATGCGAGCAGACCAAGCTCTAAGTAACCAAAGTGGGTTCAATGGTGAACTGGCTGGTGCCGTGCTCTGCGTTATTGAAGAAACTGATTTGCAAAAGTCAACCTTAGTCTACAACCGAATTAAGGATTGGGTGACATCACCTTACATGATGATTCACACCAAGAACAAGACGCCATACATGATGCCCAATACAACGCATTGGGCTCAATTCTCAAACAACGAGGATGCGTGTCCTGTGTTCCCCGGAGATACTCGGATCGTTACTGTTCCAGTTAATCCTCTCAAGCCAACTCAGCTAATTCCCAAAGCTAAGATGCTTGAACTCTTGAAAAAGGAAGCTGCGGATTTTCTTGCAGAGATTTTGAAAACCGAAGTACCTGAATCTGATGACCGACTCAACATTCCAGTTATCGAGACGGTTGAAAAACGGAATATGCAAAACCGTCAGATGACTCCTGTCGAAGCATTCTTCTCCGAGAAATGCCACGAAATACCCGGTCGCTCAATTAAATACAGTGACCTGTTTGTTGCCTTTGAAAATTGGTTGGACCCAATGGATGTGGACAACTGGACGAAAACCAAGTTCGGTAAAAAGATTCCTCTCAAGTTTCCCAAAGGTAACGCGACATGGGATAACAATCAACAGCATGTTGGAAACATTGCTTTTGATAGTCAACCCGGTCAAGGTATCATCAAACTTAGTGATGATGGGCGTCTAATTCGGAAGGAGGTGTCCAGTGATTGATGAACTTTTTGAGACCTTACCTCAAGATGAAAAGAGAAAGCTAATTGACGCTTTCGACGCAGAAGTCGAGTATATGTATCATTATGATGGGAACAAATTCATTGGTGTTTACATCATAGAGATTCCCGAAATCACAATCACAACAACTGCTAACAACTGGAGTATTGGCAATGATAATCGGATTCGGACATCGTAGCGGAGTGGGTAAAGACACAGCGGCCCAACTGCTGAAAACCCACCTACGTCGGAATGGCGAGACAGTAGAAATCAGAGGGTTTGCCTCCGAGCTTAAAGCTCAAGCCGTTCAACTGTTTGGGTGGACAGGACTCAAAGATGAAATCTTTTACAACAACAATCGAGAGAAGAGAAATGAGGTTCTCCCAAAACTAGGTAAAACACCCCTAGAGCTATGGATTGAATTCGGTGAAGCAATGCGTAAGATCAACCCATACACTTGGGTTGAATTAGTGTTTGCTAATGCCGCAGCGGATCATATCCTGATCCCCGATGTTAGGCATAAGAATGAAGCTGAAATTATCAAGCACTATGGTGGCATGATTATCAAAATCGAACGCGATGTTCCTGATTTGACTATCAAGAACATTGATAAGATTCTAGCTGATTACGATGAATGGGATGCTGTTGTGAAGAATGATGGCACAATGCGTGAATTAAACGACAAACTTTTGGAGCTTATCTGATGAATGCAATGATGCCTCACTTTAATGGTAACCTACTGTGTGCCATTGACTCAGAAACAACGGGTCTTGATTTCTCAAAGCAAGACATGGTACAGATTGCTATTGTACCGTTGAATGCAAATTGTCAACCACTCAAGGAATTGAAGGGTAACAAGATTTATCCGTTCTACCACAACCTCAAACCTCGCTTCCCGGAGAACGCAAACAAGCAAGCCCTCGCGGTCAATAAATTGAACCTTGAAGAGCTTGCTCGTATGGGGCTTGGATATTTTGATGCCGCTGAAAAGTTTGAAGAATGGTTCGACAGACTTGGCCTTGCCGAGGGGAAGAAGATTCTTCCCCTCGGCCACAACTACTCATTCGATAAGAATTGGGTAGCTGATTGGCTAGGCCAAGAACACTACAATCATTACTTTCATTACCACTACCGCGACTCTATGGTTGCGGCTCAGTATGCAAATGATCGAGCGGTGTTTCGTCATGAGAAGGCTCCGTTTCCAAAGGTGAATCTGAGCTATCTTGCAAAGATTCTGGAAATTCCTCATCCGGCCGCTCATGATGCTCTGGCGGATTGTTTAACAACGGCTGAGGTATATCGAAGGCTTCTACAATTAAATCTAGTGATCTAGGGATCGCATAGACATAATCAGAAACACGTTCCAATCCTTGGTTCAGTAGTCCCTCGACTACTGAACCTTTTTTATTCGAGTTCTTCTGTGGGAGGTAAATCCGGTTGTGTACTCGGGATGCTCCCCTCGGTAGGTCCAATTTCATCGAGTCTCTCCTGTAGGTCATCGTAGGCTTCGCCGTATTCGGCTTTTGCAGAACTGATCGCATTCAAGGCATCCATTTCGGTAATCACTTTGTTGGATTGCCACTTCTGGATAAGTTTGATTGCATCAGGTAAGGTGTCAGTCGCTAATTTGGCCAGTAGCAGAATCACTTGAGGATTCATAGTATTGCTCCCAATAGTCATCGAGGATTGCTTTCAACATAATTGAAAGTCGAGTTACAACATCAAGATTCACGACAGCAGTTTGAGTGTCTCCAGCTAGGAGAGCTTCTTCTGCTGCCTCCAATGAAGCCTTATGCTGATCAATTACTGCACTCAGATTTCGCAAATCCGAATCACTAATGACGTTGGCCGTATGAAGGGTCAACGCATTCCGAATAACTACCTTACCGATAGTATACTCTTGTGCGATCTGGTCAGCAATTCGTGCATTCTCATTCTCATACTGAACTGTCGTGCAGCCGAAACTACTTAGTAGAATCAGAATTAACGGAAGATAGTTCAATCGTTTCATCAACGGCTCCTTGTGCTTTGACGTAAGCTCCCGAGGTCCATGCAAGTGCAAGGATTGCACCGATATGTGCGGCAGCTTCCGTAATTTGGTCAGAATACTCAGGAACGAGGGCGGCCACAATGACTGCAACCTGAGTAACAATAGTAATCCACAATTTACGAGACTGGAGTTTTCTCATTTGTTTCCTTTTCTGGAGGTATTTCGATGCTCAAAATCTACACTCTAATAACTCAGCTACCTTTGTAAGAGGTAACGATGTGTCTTGCAACAATTTCTGCCAATGCTTCTTGGTAGACTTGTACAAGTTATCAAACGGTTTACGTGGAAAAGCGTCGTAAGCAGTTTCCTTTTCAATTAACCGACCTAAGAACACCTCAACACCATGACGCTTCATTAGAAGATTATCCCAATTTGGTAAGGTGAAGATACGATCATGTCGGAACCAGAAGAAAGTGCCTGCATAGTGCCAATTATCTAAGCTGGTAAAACTAACCTCAGCTTTGAAACAGCCATATGCAGCATACTGTTGTAGCTTAGCTTCAACATCCTTCACACTGTGAAGATTGAAGTGGTACATACAACAACGCCAAGTCCTGATGTTATCTAACATCTGGTGACGATTACGATACTTAGGACTCACGCCCTTTGCATGAGCATAGAAGGTTGCTTCATTTGGGTCTTCTGATTTTAGAAATCCTAAAGAGTGTTTAAAAGCGTGAGTCTCACCGAGACTGACACTGTTCTTCACGGTTAGAAACTCAAAGTCACCTTCGCCAAACCTTTGCTTCACTTCTAAGACATCAGCAATCCCTTCACCTTGAGCCACCAAAATTATCTTCCTACCATTAAATACTTTCAAGTATTCTTTGAGTACGTCGATGTTGTTCTTCCAGTCATATTCGCTCTCGGCAATAGGGCAGATAAAGTAGAGTAGGTTTCTAATCATATCTTTTTCCACCCATAACCACGATGCCGCTTCGGATGCTTACAACCCCATTGAGGGAGGTTTTCTTCATACTTAGCGAGATTCACGATTTTATTATCATCACTACTCACTGAACAACCACACAATCCACAAAACTTAGTCTTCCCATCGGACTTCACATGTGAACATTCAAAGCAAGTATCAAGACGTTCCTGCATTACTTCAAGTGAAACAGTTTTAGCTGTAGCCAAGGCTGTAGCTAGAGTGATCACTTGTTTGGCAGTAGGCCGGTTACGTTTACCTTCGGCCACTTCAACGTCAGAAGGGTCAGGGAATCTCTTTTTAAGAAATCCCAATATGCCCTTTTGCATCTTAGGAATTTCCAGTAGTTGTTGATTTTCAAAATCACTAGCTAACTGAGTGAAGTGTTTGTCTTTAGTTACGAGTACCGGGGTTCTAGGTAGGTCAGACTCAATAGTCGTCATTAACAGGATTTGATTAGCAGGCCACCTTAAGTATTCTGGAGGTAGATTCTCTGTCGTGAACTTACCTCTATACCAATGGGGTCGCTGTCCTGTAACCCAAATATCTCCCAACTGCGGGAAGTACGCTACAAGTGAGCGAATTGCATATCGCAAATCCTCAGACTTGTGAGCATTTTCACAGTCTAAAACTAGGTTAATCATGTTCCAACTCTTTCCTTTCGGACATTCAAAATCGACATCGCAATCAATTCCTTGACGCTTCAAAACACCTAGACGAAAACTTCGACCTTTCTCTAAATCTCTACATGAAATGCAGAAATGAGGGTGGTCACAATGTGGTAATAACTGTGGCAATTTCATTATGGGTCAACCGTTACTGTAGGTGTACCTGTGCAACCTGAACCAGTGCAGGAAGCTCCAAAAGAATGCGTACCGCTTACTTTCCCCGTAGTGGGGGAGCAAGCAAAACCAAAAGTCTTTTCAGCCCACCGAGTGTTATCACCACGGGCATCTACAATCAGGACAACCATCCACTCACCAGCAGCTAACGTCACTTCACACGCTCCTCCACTACCCGTATAGGTATACGCAGTCTTGGCTTGAATAACGTAGAAGTCTAGCGTATCTGGATCATCAGTGAAAATCCAAATACAATGGTCAGCATTATCACTAAAGCTATTATAACTGTGGTCAATGTTTTGTCCACTACACGTTCCGGTCAAACCCTCTACGCTTAAAGGTTCGGGATCATTTCCGAAATCACCAAACGGGTTACAGGTAACACAAGGTGGACATGTTGTTGTTTCGGGACAGGTAACGGCTGCTGTGCCGTCTGTACCAAAGACAAAACCTCCACCTGTTGCATTTTCATCGCCGCAATCATATGTTCCGCCAGAGATTGAGATATTACTAGAAGCAAGAGTGCTTTCGCAGTCTCCTGAGCCTACAATAATTGTGTCTTCATAGAAGACAACAAGTACCGAACCTGCAATAACCGCGTAAGCAGCCAAGTAGAAAGTCGTAGCATTCTGCTTTACCAAAGCAATAACTAAATCTTCAACATCCGTTTGGCTAGTACAAGGTCCATCAGCACCACCACTGTCAGCAGTAACTGCATTTTCATAAATCTTTTCCCAACTACATGATGAGACTTGACTTAACTCATGACTAGCATTGACTGACGCTCCACTAAAGGTAATACTAATAGAGAAGCTAGAATCAAGTTGGGTAAGACAACCTGTGCAAAGATTAACATTCTGGATTGTGGCAACATATTCATAAGGTGTTACACCTGCGGAACAGTTGATACAATCCTCATCACTAGGGCAGCAGAAGTAATCAACATTAGCTGTTTCGCATTCTTCGCACGAATCAAAGGTGTCATCAATATCTGCACAACCATAGTCAACACCGATTACATCACCTTTATAGACCTCATAACAGACACCATTGATTTCCACAATCGTATCGGATTTGTCGCCTACTTCGGCATGTTCATCAAACAAAGCTGCCCACTGGTCGCCTCGAACATTCTTAAAGACGTTATCAGGGAATGTCCCACCACACAATCGCAAATGATACAGAGGACCACAATCATAAACACCGAACAATCCACAAGCTGTCTGACCTGCTTGTAGATTCTGTTCGCGTTCTTCGTCTAAAGCCGCAACAACCAAATGCCCTGCGGGAATCTTCTTTCGACCGGGATGCTTGACTGCAACACACTTTCCATCGAGCTTACCGGCACCAACTTTAGTGTTGCAAGGTGCAAACAACCATGCATCTAGGAAACCGCAGTCACATTCATACAGGTGGAAGTAACACCATTCTGGTGGTCCGGGCGGTGGAGGATCAGGATCATCGGGCCAATTGGGAGGCCATCCGGGCCATCCGGGAATACCCGGTGGATGCCATCCTGCACACTCGGCACAGTTCTTCATCTTATTGTTGATTTGGAAAATCACTTCCGCAAATCGTGGGATTTCTTGAAGTGCATTTGTTGGGTCAACAAAGACACAATATCCCTTATGCTGGAAGTAGGTACGAAAAGCCGGGATAGCAACTTCATGCACCCAAGTTTCTCGCCAACCTGCGGGGTTTTCCTGTGGACAGAGCCGAACAGGGATACCACGAAAACCATCACAATTTGGGTAAATCTGCCCATCACAGATACAAGAACTACAACTCAGAAATTCGCATCGTGGGGCTACGATATTTGCATCTTGCGGAATCCTAGAGTTAGCACCTTGGAGGTTGATGCTAAAGCAGTATCCGTTAATTCGCATATACACAATAGTCAGATAGGAATACAACTCTAAGAGTGCATCAATATCTTCCTGTCTAGCCCAATACTCAATTTCATTACCGTCAGCATCTACTGGAATTGGCACATCACTACATAACGTCCACTGTACCCCACGATTACATTCAATACATGGGATATCTTCGGTAGGGAGATATAGGATTGCTTCCTCTGGAATAACCTCACTAGGAGCGTTATTAACTGTATAGCACCAAGGACCATATTTGAACCCTGTACCCGTTTCGGGGAGGTCTACAGTACGAATCCAGATTTCCAAAAGCTCATCTGCACCTTCAAAACCTTGATCGGCAGAACATAAGGTAGCTTGAACACCATGAGTACATTCCTCACAGGTGTCATATTGGGCACCCCAACCTACCCACCACGCATTAGCCGGGTCTTCAACTGGATCATCAGCAGGAACCTGAACACAGATTCCACCGATATCAATGATGGTTGCGGCACCGGGATTGATGTCTGTGGGGATATAGAGATTTGCAGTATCCCAACCACGTGCATTAGCTCTCGCTAGGTGATCAGGACAAACTGTAACCTTCACCCCTTTGGGTGTGATACCATCCCACGGCCATCCTCCCGGACCACCGCCTCCACCGCCTCCACCGCCTCCACCACCGCCCGGTCCGCCTCCCGGCAGACCACCATCGCCATCGTCATCATCTGTGGTTTCACAATCACCACAACTCGTCCAAGGAAATGGCCCACGATACGCATAGGTATTTTGAGGAAGACAAACTTTGTTATCATTAGGGTCAATTGACCAACAATTTAACTTGGCATCCTCAGGTTCACTATCAAAAGCAAACCACGATTTCTGATTTGGCAAATCATCTTCATGGACAAAGACACGAAGGTCCGAATCGTTAGCAGGACATTTAACTGCTTCGACCCAAACTTTACACTCATTGCCGTAGCAAAATTTATAAGTCATCGCAATTACCATCCGGCTGGTTGGGGTCTTCAAAGACGTATTCGACTTCACCAGTCTCACATGAATAGACAGGTGTAATTTCCACAACAGCACCTGACCCTAGCGGAACCAACTCGACACCTGCGGGCAGGTTATCGACGTTGATACCACAACCTTGGATACCGGTTGCTGTGTTGTTAGCTTCAATTTTATTGTAAACCGTTCCAGTAACGCCACCCTCGACAGTAGTATACTTGCCTAAGGTTGTGTATTTTACTTGCTGGAAAGGGTAAGCCCAACGATTATCTGCAATCGTAGAAGCAGTACCTAACAAACCATCAAACTTTGGAGTAACGTCTGATGTATGGAAATACCAAAAACCATCCTCATTCTCTAAGGTAGTAGCCCATTCAAGTTCTACAATAGTGTAGTTCTTAACTCGGCCTACAGGTGTTCCAATCGACATTTCGTTGAAACAGCGTGCTTGAACATAGTAATACTCAGATTCATCAGCAGGAGATTCTGAACCCACATAGTGATTTTCAAAATTACTCTCAACAGGGTCTTCACCCTCTGCTTGAGTGATACCAACATCATACGGCTGTGTGAAGTTGATAATTCTAACGCGATACTCATTCGAGGTTGGTGCATCACCATTTTCCAAATCCACCACACCGAAAATCTTCGGTAGTTTGGCTTTCCGAATATAGTGAACACCATCTTGACCACCTTTGACTTCAACCCAATCACCAATACGAACATCATCGTGTGCGTTTACGTCGTGAGCAGTTGCTCGTCGTGTAAACTCATTGAAAGGGCCAAACGGGTAATACTCGATGGTCAGCATCGAACCAACCTTATCAACTACCTTACCAAAGATAGTTGCCGTATCTTCCAATTTCCTCATTTCGCGAATCAGTTCTTCGATAGTCAAACCGAAGTTGTTCTTCACTAATGAGTAGTTCTTAATCTCTGATTCATTTGCAGGGTTTGTAGGTGCTGAGCCACCACCTGCGAACCAGAATCGACTATCGTTGGTTGTTTCACCAGCAGCTACACTGGTGAGGATCGTGAAGCTAGCTTTCTGATTTGTGAAATCATAGTTATACCCAATAACCACACCCTTATCTGCATACAGATTTGGGAAATCAGTGAAGTTCAATCGGACAATATCATAGATTTCCAAATTCATGGAAGCGGGTGTTGCAGATAGCTCTACAATCTTCCATGAGATACCAGAACGATATGTCCAAAACTCCAACGCATCATTAGCTAGACGCTCTACATTATACGCAAACATTTCTCGATTTTGCAGAAGATAACCAAACTTATTTTGATTAACTGAGAACGATGTGAACCGATCTTCTTCTGCATAATGCTTACGCCACTTACCTTCATTCCTAGTGATCAACCTGTCCAAACCAACTTGGGTCAGTTTGATACTCTGGAAATCTGTATTATTTTCTGTGAACGTAAAGTTAGGTGAGCCATCTAGTGAGACGTTCACCATTCGGATCGTGCCTGAATCACTAACTAAGGCAGATCGAGCCTGCCAAGCAATTTGTCGAGCTAACTCAAACGCATCGGCCACGCCTAGATATGCGAAATCAGTAGGGTTATTGCTTAGAGAATTAGCGACAGCATTAAAGGATTGCGTCGTGTAGTTAGTAAAGTTATCCAAGATATATTTACAAATATCTGCTGGATTACCATCAGGAACTACACTAGACTTCAACGTCACAAAAACAGTTGAAGCATCCCACCCTTGATCCTTATAAGTATCTAAGGGTTGGCTAAACTCAATCGTTGTGACTTGTCGTGTTGAACCATCCACAAGATTAGCGGTTCTACTCAAGTCGATTTCGTAGTAGGTACTTGGGACTGCAACGAGTTCTTCTTTCTCACCAATGAGGCGTCGAGCATAGACACCAGTAACTTCATTAGAAGCAAAGAAGTTGGCGATATAGATATCACCCTCCTCTGGCTCCCATTCAACTACCGAAGCACCTTCTGCTGCTGACCAAAATGCACTCTTGACATACTTGATCAATTCCAACTGGTCAGCAATACCTGAAAATCGAGACTCACCCGGTTCTGCCGGAGCGTGAATCGCTTCAAGTTTCTCTCGCATTTCTGACAACCACTCTTGGTAGTCTACGAGTAAACCAGTGACCGACGCTCCGTATACGAAGTTAATGGTCGTTCCTGATTTTGCTAATCCATAAATGTTGGCAGAAACAGCATCTTCATTGGGCCGTAGATACGGTTGAGAACCCGGTGTTCGATTAGTAAAGAAGGGGTACTTAAACCAACACTTCAAACCTTCCTGTCGAACACAGATGTTTTCATACCATTCATTTGTCTCAATGGTTCGTGTACGTTTGTTCTCATCATCCCAAACGTAGGTACGTTTAGTGTAATTGATGTAGATGTAGTTACCCACAAGATTCTTGTCAGTGTCCGTAGGTGTGAGCCACAACACTTTAGGGTTGCTATAATCTACATCGGCCAAAGGACGATTGCCACAGGCAAGGTCTTCGTATTTCGCAGCATTGCTTTTGAAAATCTTTAATGCCCAACCGGCATCTTCGATTTCTCCAGCTTTCTCCACTCGAAAAATCACACCGTCAACACTAACTTTGAACTCCTCGGGTTCTTCATCAGTACCGGGGAACTTAAGATAGTCTTGCTCCGGGACAAAGAGATACTGTTGATAACGAACCGCAGTAGCTCCATCTTCAATAGGAGCACCAACAATTGCTTCAAGTTCTGCCTCATTGATATCAAGGAAGTCGTCTCGTAGTGGATATTCTTCACCACTATCATAGTATCCGCTGTTGAAAATATTCCAACCCAAGTTAATGGGTCGAGATAGTTTTCCACGTGGAGTAGATTGTGAGAAAATAGCTGGTACGTGTTGCGGATTTCCGAAAACAACCGGCCATGCTTTACCCACAACAACTTCATTGTTTGGGGTGTAGACGTTCTCATCAACAATGTAACCAAGCTCTTGGCTCTCAATGAACGAAACAATATCAAATTCAAGAGTTTGGGATTGGTCTACCCAAACAGCATCACGAACTTGACCTCGGAAAACCTCTTGATCGTCAAGATAGACGATAGCTAATGAGCCTTCGGCTTCTGAGGCGGTGATTACTTGCTGTAGAGATTGGTCAATATCAAACAGTGTGACAGATGCGTCACTAAGGTTTGCACTACCATCGGAATTTACAGTAGACTGCAAACCACCAAAGCTCTCAATTTGAGCCTTGTATTGATTCTCTTCTCTGGTCCCGTAATAGGACCACGCATAATTGCCCCATTGAATAGCAATCTTAACTTGCAATTCAACAGGGTTATTATTCAGTCCTGTTAGACTTCTCATACCGGGGCTCCAGCGTCAGTGTCGATCCAAAGTTTGATTTCGCAAATCCGTCTGTTTTTATCCTGAATGGTGATCTTGTGAGGATCATCCATAAATCGAACATAGGCAGTAGTGCCGTTATATTGTGTTAATTTGATTACTTTCCCAACAGCTTGACGTAAGAACGTTCGCAGTTGGACCATTGTATCATCACTAAGCATTTCGATATAGTGTCGTTCGTAGATATTACATTTACGACCTTTACGAACCTGTAATCTTCCATTCATCAATCTATTGAACTTAGTAGGGAGTTGTAGCACTTCAATCGGAAGCCTAGGCGACCGTAGTTGAATAGCTAACCCTTGATGTTCTAGTACGATCATACTAAGTCTCCATCAAACTCAAAGGTCAGAGCATACAAACCACTATTTTCACACTCCTCAGTATCTTTGTGCGTTTGAGTAATCTCCACTTCTTGGGAGATTACCCAACCACGCCATCGGCGATCTAGCTCATCAATAAAGTCAACTCTTTCCCCGAGATTTTCACAGAGAAAAGTCTTGAGGTCTTCTTTCTGTGTATATGATAAGCCTTCAAATTTCCAAACAAAGATATCATTGATCGGCCACCAATCAGGCCGAGCCTGTCGCAAATCACCATCGGGCAAGGTACGGGTGATAGTGTGCGTGACAATATCATGGGTAGTACCATATGCAGGCCGTTTGAATGTTACCATTAGACTACCTCCCCTGTCGCTTCACCTGTTAAAGTTAGCGTACTGCTTGCTGTTGGGACTGAGATACTACCTTGATTTGCAGAATCATTAAAAGCCAAACCTTGCTCAACACTTACATTGAATGTAGATTCTGTTTCCACAGTCTGTACCAAGTTCAGATTTTGCAAAACATTAGCGTTAAAAGTACCCGCCACCACGACCGAGTGAGCGAAGTTAATCGCACTAGAGATTTGATCGTCGTAGATCGTAATGGTGCTTAGGACACAGTTGCCTGAACTAGAGAGAATACATTTCTCACGTTCCCCTACAATAAATGCAGATACATAGTGGCTGAAAGTCAATTCTGATTCCAAAATCCTGATTGCATCTAATTGGTGACTTACCGATTGATTCAAGTTCAGAGTTTGGTTGATGATTTTGCCTGCGTTAATACCTGCCACAATGCCTGTGAAGTAGAGAGCTTCCTGAATCACTTCTCGGGCAGTTTGATTCGCAAAATCTGAAAAGGTTAGTGCATGTTCGATACTTTGATTAGTATTGCGTCCCTGCTTTTGACCTAGATTTAGGTTATGCACCACAGAGACATTGAAAGTACCGCCGCCCGTGGTAGGGGCGGCGGTAAGCGTGAGGTCATGTTGTACACTACGTGAGTAGGTGGTCATGATGCGGTCACAGTGTAGGTGACACGGATAGTGTCGGAGGCTACAGCGTTAATCACTGAGGTAAACGCTGCGGTAGACCAGAGGGTACCCGTTGTACCACCCTTGGTGCTGTTTGTGGTAATAAACATACCTTTAATTGCGACACCCGCATTAATGGTAAATTCGGCAGCAGTACCATTAGTAACCTGTTGGCTAGCAGCGGCACCTGCACCCCACGCTGCACGCGGGGGTGCATCGTAGTTAGTATTTTCTGACCAGCCTGCGTGAGAACTCATAGTGTCTGCGGCTGCGAAAGCCGTAAAACCTGAGTTATCCACCAGACCCATAAACCATGACGTAACCTGTGTACCTGATGCAAACTGCACATCAAGAATTTGGTTAAGTCCTACATTGACGATGCCATTGGGACATTCATGACGCCCAATAACCTCTCCATTTCGGATATGTTCCAGTTGGAACTTACCCTTAAATTGAACACCGTTAGAAATCATATCAGCTACTCCTTACTACGCCGGTATTGAATCTACCGGGGTTACGTCGATTCTCTGTTTCCAATCTTGCAAGCACAATCTCAGCTAACTGACGAGGGTCTACAACATCAGGAGCATTGATCACAATGTCTCCAAAGGTAGTATTGTTGTCGCCAGCGTTTGCTCCACGATTCTCTGGTGCTGGTCGGAAGAACTCAATCTTCTGCAACTCGTCTCTGATTTCAATCAGTAATTGGTTTCGAGTGAGGTTAAGTCTCTCAAGGTCACCAATCTTAGAGTTGTTAATTGCGGCCTCAACAGCTTGACGTTGTGCAACTAACTGATTTTGCAAAGTACGTTGTTGCTCTTGAGCTTGTCGCAAGTTTCCAGCTTGTTCAAGGAACTGATTCAGAAGCCTATTTGTTTGGAACAACACACCGGATTCAGTAATCAATGGTAGATCACCAGAGCGGGCTTGAATAACATCATCCTCAGCCGATCGAGTCGCTGAGAAGTTCTTCAGTAATTGGATGTAATCGCGAAGCCGTGCAACGGCTTGTTGATCCATAGGATTCTCACGAATCGTTTTGGTAAGTTGCTCAATACTTGCAAAAGTATCTGAGAACTCATAATCCGAATTACCATTTGTACCAGCCGTTCTCCTAACACCTGCTTCTCTTAGATTTCGGAAATCAGTATTGCGAGTACCGTCAAAACCATCAGGGAGAGTAATTGTGTTAAAAGTACGAGCACCACCTGCCCATGCACGGTCGTTAAATCTAGGTATCAGTTGTGAGACAAGATTGTTGACTTGCTCAGCAAATACTCGCGAGTTGTTTGTTGCAACACGTTCTGCATTTACAACTCGTTGGCGTTGTTCTTCAACCGCCTGCTGCAATGCTTGAGTGTTGCGGTTGATGTTACCTAGCAATTCTTCAACCTCTTGGAGATTGAACCTCTCCAAGATGGCTGCTCGAACATCTTGCAAACCTCGTTGTGCTTCTGTAATAAAGTCAGGATTAACTCCTGCTGCTCGAAGCTGGACAAGTTGGTTACCTGCTGTTTGTAACAAAGAATCTAGATTTTGACGAGCATTATCTCGTTCATCTTCATTCCCTCCCACTTGGAAATTATCAATCGCGGATCGTGTACGCTCGAAGTTCTCCATCAGTTGCTGACGGGTAGAGGCTTCACGTTCACTATTGGCATTACGCTGTTGTAACATCCGTAGATAGTTATTCGCGTATTGATTTTCCAAAGCAGCCAACTGAACTAAACGTTCTCGTTGTTGGATAGACCGATCTTGACCTTCAAAGATATCATCTTCAAGACTGTTAATATCTCGATACCGATTTCTAATCTGATTAAGAATTTGTTCAACACGTTCGTACCCTTCTTCGGGGTTGTCACCATTAGCAACTTGACTCTGGAAGATATCTGCCGCCAATCGTTGTAACGATTCGGCTCGACCCATCAAAGCTCGAAGCTGTGCCGGGTCTTCCAGATTCTTAATACTCAGATCAAACAACTCTGTCTGAGTATTAAAACCGCGTTGTTGTCTATCTCGATTTAGTGAATCAATCAACCGAGTAGTGTCTTGAATATCCTTTTTGATATCTCTTAAGATATCCCGGATATTCCCACTGACTCGTTCTAGAGAACTCTCGAAGTTCTTGAGGCTATCACGAAACACCCGTTCCGTGGTACGTTGCAATTGAGTAAACAGTCTCGTAATTCGAGCGACATGTTGAGCATACATTTGAACAGTAACGGTGAAGTAGTCACGAAGACGACCTTCCCGAGCTTCCAAACTATTCTCGTCTGCCTCTTGGATTTCCGAAACCGCTTCTCGCATACTTGCAAGTGCTTCTGTCAGGTTTTGAGCAATTTCTCTACGAAGCTGTTTGGCTTCTGCTCTTGCTTGGATGAAGTATGTAATCAAGGTGATCACACCTGCAACTGCAAGAGGTCCAGCCATTGCCCGAAGGGCAAGACCGGCTGCTCTAGCACTAGCCATCAAAGCCTTAGTCCTAGCATTAGCTGTGAATAGATTCGCATTGACTTTCACCAACCGATTATTCACAGTCAACAAACCTGTGCTAATCAAAGCCATAGTGACCTTGCCTTTAAGAGCCCACGCAATAGTCAGTGAGACAACAGTCTTAAAGTTCTTCACTAAGAATCCAAATGTCGGAATTAAGATTTCCGAAATCTGAGATACGTTAGCTAGAATTGGTCGTAACAATTCCACTAGGCCACCGCTGTCCTGAATAATTTTATCCAGACTCTTAAGCAATGGACCAGAGAACAACTTAAGAACAGTTGCTCGCAACGTTTCAAATTGCTGCTGCAATCGAAACGCTGGCGACTCTTGAGCAATTTCAGTTGCTCGACGATAGTCATCGACCGAGTTTCTGATTTGCGAAATCGTCTCAGGAAGTTTCTTGAGGAACTCGGGATCAGTAAAGATCGCAGTACCACGAATTGCTCGCAGTCGGCTGAATAACTCACCGAGTTCAGCGAGTCGGTCGCCACCTTTACCTGCTTCTTGTTCCAAGCGTTGTAATACACCAACCATACCAAAGGTACGAATAGCTGCTTGGCCAGAAGAAACGCCCCATTCGTTGAACAACTCTTTCAGACGATCCGTTGGACGAATCAATTTCTGCATGACGTTGTTAATCAAAGTCATGGCTTCATCATACTTAAGACCGCGAATCGTAGTCTGAGCAAGCAAAGCATTAAGCTCTGCCATTTCCACCCCAAGCTGATTGGCTTGCGGTGCAACTCGACCATAGGTATTCGCTAGTTCTTCACCACGAACACGACCAAGTTCGATCGTCTTGAAGAATTGAGCATTGATAGTCTCGGCATTTGAAACATCGAGTGAGTACGAGTTCAAGGCCGCTGCCGTCAAGTTCACCGCATTACTAACACTTGTCAGCGTAGTAATCGAGAACAGGAGTTCTTCATTGAGGAAGTGAATAACTTCACGACCCTTAGCAACTTGGTTCGAGAGTGCTTGGTATGCCGCAGCACCGACTTCTTCGGGACGCTGAGGGAACTTCGCACTGAGGTTCAGAATTGAGTTTTGCCAATCATCAAAACTAAGCTGAGCATCCTGAGCGATAGTTCTGATTTCCGAAATCCGACGCTGGAACTCAATCATTTCCCGGTTGGCTTCAAAGATCGCACTTGTGATCCGACCGATCGTAACGTGCAACTGTTGGATGATTAAGAGGCGAGCAAAGCTACGCCAAGTAATCAACATACCACTACCGGACTTATTAAGTTCATTGTAGCTAGTTGTCGCAGAGGAAGCAACACGTTTGTGTGCTCGCTCTGCCGCAACCGCTTCACGCCTAGAAACAGTTCCTAGGTTTTCTTCGGCTTTTCGCAACCTACGAAGACCGGCAACAACTGCCATAACACGGCGGTTACTGGACTTGATCGCATCACGATCAAAACCTTCTGTGATTTGCTGCATCCGACGATACGAGACACCATGTTGCTTCGCCAACTTGCGTAGGTTATCTACGGCTTCTCGATACCGTCGTTCTTCGGCTCCATTTTGTCCCTTATCAGGTTGAGGCTGTAATGCCTCACGGACAAACATAGAACCACCGCGACCATCAATACTTCGTTGCCTCATGAGTTCTTGTCGTAGCTCACGTGCAATCCTCTTCTGATCTTTCATCTTGGCAAGTTGTGCTGCGATCCGTTTGTCCCGACGGACTTCAAGACCCAACAACTGATTTGCAAGAGTATGAATCGTTCTAAGTTCTTTGGTTGAAACTCCGTAGTTCTTAGAAAGTTTGAAAGTGCCAGAGTTGATGTCTTCCAACACACGTTCAAGCAAACGTGCATCTTGGGTGACTTCGGTAAATTGTTGCTCAAACTTAAAGAGCAACTTATTAAAGGTCACCATTTCAGTTGAGTTCAAATTATCAAACCGCAACCGAAGACGTTTAACTGGATCATTTAATCGAGAGAGGTTCTCCCGATAGACTGATGTACTTTTGTTAAGACGATCAAAGACTCGTAGAGTTGCCTTAGTGAACTCTAGAGCAGATTTCATCTTTGTGGCAGCCATCTTGACTTCATCATCAAGAGTCTTACCACCTTTGCGACCTGAGGCCATCGCTTGGAGTTTCTTATACTCGTTGCGTAGCTCACGAACTTGCTTAATGGCTTCGCGAGCATCTGCTGTAATTTTGATGTCAGCCATTAGTAGTTGCTCCACTTACTGCCCGCAGATTCGTATCGACGAACTTCTGTAGTCGTCGTTGAACTGTGGCATTGATTTCGCGAATCGCACGTTTTCTAGCACGCTCGAATAAACCCCAAGGTCGATCACGTTGAGCATTAGGTGGGGTTGGCCCACTGAACTCATTCATTTCGACGTAGGGTTTTCCTGTTCGCGGATCAGTAATATCAATATCCAAAATCCAGTTCCATTGACCACTTGAACCAGTGATGGAATCTGTAACTTGTGGTGCGGCTGCTGTGCCGACAAACTTAAGGCTAGGTTTTCTTGTGCCTACTCTTGGCACACTCGGGTCTGTTGACCAGTCGATGATAACTCCATACTGGTCTGCGAGATAATCAAAAGCTGATTTTGCAAATCCCGACCAGACTGGAATACCACCTTCATCCCAACCACCTAAAATTTCTTCATAGAAGGATTTGATTCCTTCATTGAATGACCTAGTAAGCACCGCCCCTTTACGTTGGGGTGATGCTTCTAGTTCATTCAGAAGCATGTTGATGGCTTTATTTTGTTTAATTTCAACTGTCAAACTCAAGGGAAGACCTCCCGTTAGAGGAGGCCTTCCTCCATTTCTTCACGTTCGCGGATCTTTTCAAATGCGAGCAGCCGTGCTTGCACTGTTGCTGAGCAATCATCAAAGGTGTTCTTGACATCGGGCGGCTTCATCTGAAACCGCTCGCAGATTCTCCAAATCAGATACTCAGCACTACGACCCGCTGGCAGCTTTACTGGTTCTCCTCCTCCCGCTCCGCTGCCGTCGCGGACAAAAAACGTTCTTTTGCTTCCTCGACCTTAGCTTCGTCGAGTGAGTTAGCAATGAAGACACCACGGACGATTCGACCTAATTCAACCTCGGAAAACCCGGAGTCTCGCAATTCCTGCTCATAGCCAAGCCACGTTTCAGGATTTTGCAAATCAACGGTTTCCCATTCCAAACCTTCTGTTGCTTCAAGAGATTTGATAATCAGGTAAGCTGTTTGACGTTTATTGTGTTCTTCGAGTGCTTTCTTGTGAGCGGGATCGCTCGGGTTAGGCAACTCTCGTCCACTAATCATCTTCTTCTTCGGAACTTCCGGAGTAGGGCACAGCTCGTCAAATTCGTCGTAATTAGGGATTGCTCGTGCTTTGAAGATAATTGAATCGTCACCACGAGGGATGGCGATCAGTTCTTCGTTAGCACCTTCAATTTTATGGCCATGAATTTTCATTTTAGATCAGTCCAGTAGAAACGGCGGCATAACGTGCCAGCGTGGCCTGTGTGATGTTACACATACCTGCTGTGGAAACAGTGCCGTTCCGAACATCATGCGAGAGCGATTCATACCGGTATTCCGGCAGGATGATTTGCTCGTTCTGTGTTGGGGAACAGCCGGGCTCATATTCAATAATGATGTCAATGCAGTAAGGTTCACAGAGGTCAGCACCAGAGCTAACCCACGAAGCTGCTTCACCTTGTTTCTTCAAAACATCGCTAGGCGTTGCTTCTTCACCAACCGAAGCTGTGAGGAATTCCCATTGGAAATCCATCGAAACTTCGAGAGGCTCTTCATCGCCGTTGCGGACCGAATCCAGATTACCACGGTCACGGATGTACTCGCGGTTTACTTTCTCGGTGTAAGTTAGGTTGCCGTCGCCAATCTTGACTACAAGAAAGTTCGCCGTCGCGGACCCGTCGCGAAATGCGACTTCGGTATTCTTAATGTCGATTACAGACATATCAGTCTCCCAAGTTGAGTGTTAGTTCATGTCGAGCGTTTACTGTTGCTTGTACAAGCTCAGTATTCGGTTCAACTATTCCATGATGCACATATCGAATTCGCCTTCGGCTGTCATTAGGTACGTTCATGCAGTCTAGCTTTTCGGCACCATCACCATACTTATAGATGGAAATGATTCCGGAAATCGCTGCAAGGCACACCCCACCCATCGTATGGACAAGATACTCTTTATCTTCTTCCACAGGAACTTTGATGGTAAAGTTTGTCAGCATCTCAATTTGATACTGATCTTTTGCTATTGGTTCAATGGTGGGTCCAATAATGACCACATCAATTTTCGCATCCGGTTCAGATTCATCACCTGAAAAATACAACTGGTATGTTGCACCTACCGTCGTGTTAATGTGATCCCGAAAAGACGAATAGAACCATTTAGGAAGTTTCGAGAGCATCGCTTACTCCTAAGAAATGGTGAACTCTGGCGTCATGAATCTGGTTGAAAACTTGATTTCGCAAAGCACGACTGCGAATGATGTAAACATGATCTAGTAACTGAATGTCTTTGATTAGGTGTTTCAGACCATCAGCGACAATATACATGTCGAGTTGTGGTTCAAAGTCAGTGTCTTTCTCATCAATGAGAAAGGCATTGTCTTCAACTTCAAACTCGCCCGCTTGGGTAGTATTTGACGTTGCTGCTGAATACCCCGCATCATAAAGGAACTTGGTCATAGCAACTCCGGGAATGGAGATTGCTCGCCTGATAGTAAATTTGGTCAGGTTTCGTGTGACGCTTCCGGTCTTGGCATCTTTACTCGAATCCACTGAGTAGAAGTCGACACTGACACCATACTCACGCTTCATGCGATAAAGAGCTTTCTGGATGTATCGCCTTCTAGTGTATCGAGTAACCATAGTTGATTCCTAAAATCAGGCCAGCCTTGGCTTGATATCTGAGGATTACGCACCGAACAGAACGGCACCGAGACCAGTTTCCAGAATGGAGACGCCGCAAAGCGAGTCCAACACGACCAAGTGACGCTGGTAGTCACCGTCATACGAGATAGTGATTCGCAGAGCGAGACCACCGTATGCCATAGTTGCCGTGATCGGGCCGCCCTTAGCAGGTTGCAGAGGACGCGACACGAACGTCAGAGCGTTCTGGTGGAACCCAAAGTTGTACGAACCAGTGGGACCGTAGTTAACCGCAGCATTATCTGCAACAGCAACTTCCAGAGGTCGGTCCAGCCACATTTCACCATCCTGAACGTCGATGACGACGTAGACAGGATCGGTGCCATCACCGGCAGTACCGAACACAACCA